GCCCCGAGCGGGACGTCGGTGTCGATCTCCTTGAACCGGTAACGCCAGTGGTTGCCGAGGTTCTTGGCGAGGACGGGCTCGAACTCGTCGAAGGGGCGGACCATGACCTGCTCGTGCAGGTCCTGCAGGGCGTCGATGACGGTCTGGATCGCCTGCTGGAGGTCGCCGACGGCGGCGAGCTTGAGCTGCACCCACTGGGGGGAGTCCCACCCGGCGTCGAGCGCCGCCCTCACCTGTGCGATGAGGGTGGCACCCGCAGCCTCGTACAGGTCAGCGATCGCGGCGGCGAGGTCTTCGGCCATGGCCGGGGACACAGGCACAGGGCACCTCCGCTACGGCATCTCGCCCGTCTGCATCGGGTCCTCGACGGCCATGCCCTGCTCCTGCTGAATCCGGCCGACCTCCTCCTGCACCATCGTGTCGTCCCACTCCGGATGAGCCATCCGCACCAGCGTGTCCGTCGACGCCGCCTGCGCCCGCCGCAGCACGTCGACCGTGTTCGCCAGCGCCAGCGGGTCCTCCTGCACGGAGTCCTCGAACTCCACGTTCGGCCGCTGCGGGTCAACGCTCCCGCCGAACACCGCCTTGTCGACAGCGAGGAGCGCCTCCACCGCGTGCGCAAGCGCCGGCCGCCACCGCAAGATCTTCCGGCCACGCGTCGTCATCGACCGCCGCTCTTTCGAGACGACCTCGGTCGCGGTCACGGCGACGTCGCCGCCGAGCCCGAACGTCTGCCCCGAGTAGCCGGCCGAGCGGAGGATCTGGTTGACGAGATCCTCGGCGGTGTCCCGGTGCTCCTGCACCCGGATCGCGAACTGCGCGACCGTCAGCGCCATGCCGTCGCCGCGGTTCAGCATGTTGATCCCGGCGAACGCCTCCTGGTCCGGGTTCCACGAGGCGCCCCGGCCGGGCCCGCTGGTCTGGAGGTAGGAGTCCGGGACGACGATGCGGCCCTTGCCGAGGCGGATGTCCCGCATCCACGAGCTGTACGTCTCGTCGAGCTGGTCCATCAGCGTCTCGACGCCGTCCAGGTCGGACCGGCCGAGATCCTTGAGGGCGGCGTTCGCGCGCCACCGGCGGGAGAGCTGGTTCGGGACGTGCGCCACGTCGAGGCTGTCGTAGCCGGTCTCGACGAACGACTCCTCGTTCACCACCATCGCGAGGCCGGCGGTGGCCGGGTGGTCCTCCAGCGGCACCGTCCGGCCGAGCTTGCCCTTCGTGCCCTGGTAGAGGCCGTGGAGGATCCGGCCAGGTTCGTGGCGCTCCAGGTGCCGCCACACCTGGCCGTCTTCCTCGTGGACGACCCGCCAGAACGTGACCGCGCTGAGGCGGCCCCAGGTGAATTCGGGGACCGCGCGGTCGGCATGGACGGCGTCGAGCCACGGCCGGTCCGCGATCGTCTTGTCGTAGACGGGCCGCAGGTACACCCCGCCGAGCGCTGCGCCGATTTCGGCGGCGGTCTGGAGGGTGGCGAGCATCCCGTCGTCGACGAGCATGTCGAGGCGCTTGGTGGTGGGGTCGCCTTCGACGAAGAACTTCGGGGGCTCGGAGAACAGCAGGTCCGCGGAGCCGGCGCAGAGGTCTCCGGCGATGGGGACGTGGACCTTGGTGCGGCGCTCACCGGCGGCAGTAGGGGTGCCCCACCACCAGCGGGCGAGGCGACCGATGACACCGCCGGCGAACTGGTGCGGCTTGGCGTCGGGGCCGCCGGTGATGCCGCCACCGTAGAGGGTCTCGAGGCGGTCGGGGTCGCCGGACCACCAGGTGTCCCAGGTGTGCATGGCGTCGAGGGCGGGCTTGAGGTGGGGCGGGGGCCAGGGGACGTTACCCGTGGGGAGCGGCATCCGGCACCCCCTCGTCTGGCGCTTCGGGCTGGCGCATGTCCAGCTCAGTGGCGGCGACTTCGATGGTCAGGACCGCGCGGCCCTGCTCGTCTACGCGGGAGGTGAGGAACCGGGCGCAGGGGATGCGGACGCCGTCGAGGTAGACGGATCCGCCGTCGCTGGCGAGCCGGACAAGTGCGTGTCGGACAGGCATCAGGCGGCCACCTCCAGTCGGGTCGGCAGGTAGGGCCGCCACAGGGACTCCGTCGTGCGGACCCCGTAGCGCAGGGCGTCACACGAGTGATCGTTTTCCTTGATCGGCTTGTCGTCGCCGCGCTCGGCTGCCTTGTCGTCCCACGAGTAGCCGGGCAGCTCGTCAATGAGGCCGCGGGCGGACTCGTGGACCAGCAGGTCGCCGGTGGAGAACAGCGAGGACACCGTGCGGATCCCGTCGAGCACGCTGTTGTCCGCCGCCGTCACACCCGACACCCCGTCACGGTGCAGCTGCTCGATGTACGACGACGCGGACGGGTCGACGATCGTCCACTCCGGGGCCACACCGACCACGTTCGACTGCGGCTGCGGCACCCGGGCAAGCCACACCCGGCGGGCCTTGGAGTACTCGCTGTCGGTCATCTGCCTGCGCGTGGTCCGCGAGTCGTGCCGGAACTCGCTGACGACGTACAGCCGCCGGTCCGTGCCGAGTCCGATCAGGAGGTCGGCGTACGGGTTGACCGTGCCGTAGTCGATCGCGTCGCACAGCCACCGGTCGATCCGCGGCAGGTCCCGCACCACATGCCGGGTGGCGTCGAACATCTCGTAGATGGCGCCCTCGGACTGCACCCAGTGCCCGGCGATGAACCGCCGGTACCACAGGCCCACGTACTCGGCCTTCAGCGAAGCGACGTACGCCTCGTCCAGGGCGGGGTTGTCGTCGAGGGTGAAGTGCCACTCCCGCAGGTCCAGTGCGCCCGCGCGGTCGAGGAACTCCTTCTTCAGCCAGTGCCCCGGGTTGTCCGGGTTGGTCGTGGCCAGCAGCCGCGCCCCCGGCACCGACAGGCGGCCGAGGAGCTGGTTCCAGAACCCGCGCGGCACGAGCGTCGCCTCGTCGACATAGGCGAGGCACGCGGTCAGACCACGCAGGCGGCCCTCAGCGCGGGAGTCCGCGGCGCCGATCAGGTGCACGGTCCGGCCGAGGATCGTCGCCGTCGTCGCGCCGCGGGTGTGGACCACCAGCTTCGCGACCGTCCCGAACAGGGCGTCGTCCTGGAGTGGGTCGAGGACGTTCCGTTCGATCGTCTGCAGCGACCGGCCGACGATGACGATCAGCCCGGACGCCGGCGCCGCGGCGACCGCGATGAGGAACGCGATCAGCGAGGCGATCGTCTTCCCTGACCGGATCGCCCCGTGCCACACGTTGATACGCGCCGTCGCGGCGGCGATGGAGCGGATCTGCTTCCGGGACAGGGGCAGCGAGTCGAGCATCAGCCCTCCCCGCTGTCATCCTCTCCGCCGTCGAGGCCGGCCAGCTTGTTCAGGCCCTCGGCGAGGGTGCCGAGCATCGAGCGGGCGGCGTCCACGCCGGGGTCTCCGTCGAGGGCTTCGAGGCGGGCCGCGGCGGAGGTGGCGGTGCTGATGCTGGACACGAGCGCCTTGCGGTCCTGCGCCGGCAGCCGGGCGACCGCGTACTTCACGGGCTTCCCGAGGGACACCTCGACGAGCCGGTACTCCTCGTCCTGCTTGAGGTAGGCGAGTTCGTCCTCGGCGACGTCGTAGAGCCCTTCGATGATCGCGGCGCGGCGGGCCTTAGCGTCGATCATCTTGGCCTCCGTTGCTGCTGCGGTCCGTGCGCGGTCGAAGTCGAGGCCGAGTTCGGCGGCGATGCGGGTGACGGTGCGTCCTCCGCGGCCGATGCGTCGGGCGATCTCGTTGCGGCTGTGCCCCTCGGCGTGGAGGAGGCGGACTTGTTCGCGGTCGTGGTCGGTGATGCGGGGGTGGTAGTCGTCGTCGACGAATTGGTTGGTCACGGGTCACCTCCGTCGCGGGGGTGTGGGGAAGGCCCGGCCGCCTCGGGTGAAGACGCGGCCGGGCCAGTCTCGGGTGGGCGGTCAGCCCTTCTCAGGGCAGATGTACTTCACGACGATCGCGTTGATCCGGCGCGCCTCGTCTTCGGTGACCTTCCGGCCGTCGGGGCCGTCCTTCCCGAAGCGCTGCTGAGCCGTCCAGATGGGCCGCTTGCCGTCGAGGCTGTCGCACTGGTCCACGCCGTTCTCTACGGCGTCGAACTCGCCCTTGTCGTCAACGAACCAGTCGTCCAAGCCGCGGAGTGCGGCGAGGTACTGCGCCCGGTTCTTGCCCGTGGGGTAGAGGGCGAGGCCGGCGGCTTTGCGGGTCTTGTTGCGTTCGGCGATCGAGTCGCTGTGCGCGGGCGCCTTCGCGTCGGGCTTGTGGTCGTCGCTGTCGTGGGTGAGGACGGCGCCGATGATGAGGAGCCAGACGATGACGATCGCGGGCAGGCAGCCGAACTTGAAGCCCTTGCGGTCGGTGAGGCGTGTGGGGCGCTGCGGCGGCTGGTGTGGCGGG